CGGGCGACATGCGCTTAAACAATGCGCCAGCCAAGCGCTTGATTTGCCGCGAGGCGAACATGGCATGACCGCTGCTGATGCCGCCCAGCCGGTCGATGGCGGCCAAGGCATAACATTCCAACTCAGCCGGGTGCGCCGTCTCAGCCCAGAAGCGTGCATCCTCGCGGGCGGCACCATCAATAAGCGGCAGGACAGGAAGCCCGGCCTGATTGATTTGCAGCCAGTCATAGCAGGCCCACGCCACGGCTTCGGGGTCTTGCTTTGCGAAAGCGCCGAGGTGGGTCAGGCATTGCTCCACAATGTAATCAGGCACACGCGGCAGATCGACCCGCGCCGGTCGGGCAGGTGCTGGCTTTGGCTTTTCAGCGACGGGTGCATCTCGCGTTGGTGCCGGGAAATCCCAATCCATGTCAGCAGTCCATTGCGGTGAAGTAATCCGACAGGCTTTGCAGCGTGCGATGCGTCGGGTTGTCGTTCTTGCCATCTCGAATGGCGGCCAGGGTGTTGCGGTGAACGCCGGTGGCGCTCGACACAATATCTAGGCGGCGATCCGCAAGCAGGCGCTTAATCTCGTTAAGTGTCAGCACGTCATGCTCTCCTTTTTTGTGCATCATGCCCTATTGACATGCCACGGCGCAATATGCAATGTCAACAGGCGGGATTTGAAGCGTGACCCGCCACGCAAGGCACAAGGTGCCAAACAAGAAAGGAACGATCCATGTCTATCATGGAGTTAGCGCGCAAGCCTGTTGATCGGCCTGTTATAGTGACTATTTGCGGCGATGCTGGGCGAGGCAAGACGAGCCTTGCAGCGGCATTCCCGAAGCCGATCTTCATCCGCGCCGAGGATGGGATGCAGGCCATCCCGGCAGGCAATCGCCCGGACGCTTTCCCGCTGCTGCAAAAGGCTGCTGACCTTTGGGAGCAGATCACGGCCATCATCCACGAGCCGCACGATTACCAGACTTTGGTGATTGACAGCGTGACCGCCCTTGAGCGGCTGTTCGTGGCGGATGTTCTGGCGCAAGATCCAAAGGCCAAGAGCATCAACCAAGCCCTTGGCGGATACGGTGCCGGAACGGCTGCGGTGTCTGCCATGCACCAGCGGGTTCGCAAAGGTGCTGGGCTGGCAAACGAAAAGCGCGGGATGCACGTTGTCTTTGTCGCGCACGCCGATGTCGAAACGCTGAAGCTGCCCGACGTTGACGATTACATGCGCTGGACGCTGCGCCTGCCGCCGAAGTCGCAGCCGCCTTACACCGACGACGTTGATGTCGTGGGGTTCCTGCGCTTGGTGACATACACCAAGGGCGACGAGGGCGACCGCAAGAAAGCGATCAGCACGGGCGATCTGGAAATGGTTGTCCACGCCACGGCGGCCAACGTGTCAAAGAACCGCTACGGCATCACCGATCCGCTGGAATACCACCTCGGCCAAAACCCGCTGGCCCGCGTCATCCCGTCTCTGGGCGGCGCTGCACCTGCACAAACCAAAACCACCAACGAAGGGGAAGCATGATGTCTTTCTGGGATCTCTCCACTGGCGAAACCGCCGCAAACACTGGCACTGAATATGAGGTGCCTTCGGGCAACATCGAACCGATCCCGGCTGGGTCGTCGGTGCTGGCCATGATCGATGAGATCAAATGGGACCGCAAGCTGTCGGGCGAGGAGTTTATCTCGGCGCGCTGGACGGTGCTTGCGCCCGAGGAATACAAGAACCGCAAGGTGTTTCACAAGCTGTGGGTCACTGACGCAGATCCTGGCGCGAAGGATGAAGCGGCTGCCAAGAACAAGCGCGACAAGGCGCGCAAGATGCTGGCGGCAATTGATGCCAACGCTGGCGGCAAGCTGACCGCAAAGCCTGGCATCCCGACAACCGATGATCTGGTGATGGCGCTGACCAACAAGCCGATGGTCTGCACGATCATGACGTGGTCGATGCCTGACAGCCGCAACGGCGGCATGATGCACGGCAATTGGGTTTCTGCGGTGGCTTCCAAGGCATCAAAGGACATCCACATTGCGGAAGCCAAGCCTCTGCCGGCAGGCGGGTCTGGCATGGCGTCAGGATCGCGTGATGACTTCGGCGCAGGCGCTGCCGGTGGCAGCTATCGCGTGCCGGTGATGGATGACGAGATCCCGTTCGCTCCGCAGTTCCTGTGATGTGAATGGATCGCCCAGCGCCGTGAAGGTTGGAGCCGATTACCCTGAGCATTCAGAGGCGCGGCGCTGGGCAAACAAACTTTAACTGATTGGAGCCGGAAATGGAACAACGTAGTCTAGCATGGTTTGAGGCACGGGCAGGGCGGATCACGGCATCGGTCGTGGGCGCGATCTTGGGCAATGCGCCATATGCAACGCGCGATGACATCATGCGCCGCTTGGTGCGCGCGTATCACGGGGCGCCCGAAGAATTTGAAGGCAACATCGCCACGGAATACGGCACGCGCAACGAGGCTGGCGCGCTGACGGAATACATCATGGAAACGGGAAACGAGGTCGAGCAGATTGGCTTTGTGAATTATGAGCATTGGGCCGGGTGCAGCCCTGACGGGTTGATCGGCGAGGACGGCGGGCTTGAGATCAAATGCCCGTTTGGCCTGCGAAAAGATGAGGTGCCGGCGTTCAAGCCGCTGAAAGAACAGAGGCACTATTACGACCAGATCCAGTTTTCGCTCTGGGTCACCGGGCGCAAGTGGTGGGATTTCTATCAATGGTCGCCGAACGGCACGATGCTGGAACGTGTAGAGGTTGATGAGATGTGGCAGGCGTTTTCGCTGCCAAACCTGCGCCAGTTTCATGCCGAATACGTTGATGAGCGCAAGACGCCAGCCGTTCACCTCGAGCCAAAGCGCCCGATCATCGACACGCCGGAAGCGCACCGCATCATGGCAGAATATGACCAGATCTGCGAGGCGCTGGATCGGGCCGAGGAACGCAAGAAGGAACTGATCGCCGACATGGTGAAGATCGCCGGCGCGAAGAACGTGGTTTTCGCTGGACGCAAGTTGACCAAGACCGAAAAGGCTGGCGCGATTGCCTATGCCAAAGCGGTCAAGGCGCTGCTGCCAGATGCCGATCTCGAACCGTATCGCGGCAAGCCGTCAAGCTATTGGGGGGTCAGATGACCCTCCGCCCTTATCAGGCTGATGCAGCCCAGGCTGCACTGGATTGGATGAAACGCAGCACCGCGCCGTTCATCATCGATGCCGCCACGGGCGCGGGCAAGTCACACATCATTGCGGAGATTGCGGCGGTCATTCACCGCATGACGGGCAAGCGCGTGCTGTGCCTTGCGCCGAGCGCCGAGTTGGTCACGCAGAACCGCGACAAGTTTCTGGCGACGGGAAACCGCGCCAGCATGTTCTCAGCATCGGCGGGCGCAAAGGAACTACGGCACCCGGTGGTGTTTGGATCACCGCTGACCGTGAAAAACCGCGTGAGCCGGTTCAAGGACCACTATGCGCTGGTGATCCTGGACGAGGCGCACGGGATCACGCCAACGGTGCGCGAGATCATCGAGGCGATGCGGGATGGAAACCCAAACCTGCGCGTTTGCGGGCTGACGGCCACGCCTTACCGTTTAGGGTCAGGATGGATCTTCCGAGAGCATGAAAGCGGCAGAATTAACGGAGAAGATAACGCCCGCGATCCATACTTCGCCAAGTGCGTCTATAAAATAGACGCGCGGTCGCTGATTGAGATGGGGTTCCTGACGCCGCCGGTGATCGGCCAAATCAATGCCAGCGGATACGACACCAGCGGCTTGGCACTGAACAGCCGGGGCCAGTTTGATGCCGACGCGGTGGATCGCGCCTATCACGGCCACGGGCGAAAGACGGCGGCCATCGTGGGCGATGTCGTGGCGCAGGCGCAGGATCGCCGTGGCGTTATGTTCTTTGCGGCCACGGTGAAGCACGCGCAGGAAATCATGGCCAGCCTTCCGCCGGAAATGTCCGAGATCGTCACGGGCGAAACGCCGAAGGGAAAGCGCGACGACATCCTGCGGCGGTTCAAGGCGCAACAGATCAAATATCTGGTCAACGTCTCTGTGCTGACGACCGGGTTTGATGCCAGCCACGTCGATCTGATCGCCATCCTTCGCAAGACCGAAAGCGTCGGGTTGCTGCAACAGATCATCGGGCGCGGGCTTCGCTTGCATCAAGGCAAGAACGACTGCTTGGTGCTGGATTACACCACGAACCTTGACGACCACTGCCCGGACGGCGATCTGTTCGCGCCGGTGGTGAAGGCTGGGAAAGCTGCTGCCGGCGGTGGCGGGCTGACCTGCGTCTGCCCATCGTGCCAATACGAAAACAGCTTCAGCGCCAACGTGCAATATCTTGGATACCAGAAGGACGAGGCTGGCTATGTGCTGGACCTGGACGGGCGGCAGATCATGTCCGACTTCGGCCCGATCTCAGGCCACCACGGGCGGCGCTGCATGGGGCTTGTGCAGGCTGGCAAGCGCGGAGAATACGAGCGTTGCGGCTATCGCTGGACCTACAAGGAATGCCCGCATTGTGCGGCAGACAACGACATCGCGGCCCGGTATTGCGTGACATGCAAGGGCGAGATTGTTGACCCCAACGAAAAGCTGGTGGCCGATTTCAAGGCGCTGAAGAAAGACCCAACGCGCACGCAGACGGACAAGGTTGTGAGCATGTCCTGCGCGCCAGGCATCAGCCGATCAGGCAACCGCACGATGCGCGTGGAATGGGTCACGCCATATCGGCAGTTTGCCACTTGGTTCTTGCCAGACGCGCCGCATGTTCGCGGGCAGGTGGCATGGAGTTCATTTGACCGAGTTACGGACGGCGGAAAGGTTGCGCCGTCAACCGTGACTTATGCGAAGAACGCAGAGACGGGCTTTTTTGACATCAAGGCATATAATCGGCCAGCCGATGAGGCGCCGGATGCCAGGCCAGAACCAGAACCCGAATGGGATCCTTTTGATGAGGTAGATCAACATGCGGCTGAGTGACTTCCAAGACATCGCCCAGCGCGGCGTGGTGACGTTTGGCGATCTGGACTATCGCGGCAAGTGCGCGACCGAGGCGCAAGAGCAGATCACGTTTTTCGCGCGATTGCGGCGCGAGTATGGGGCGACCTGGGGCGCGCTGGCCATCCACCCGCGAAACGAAGGCTTGCGCGCTGGAGGGCAGCTTGGCGCGATTGTGAGGCACAAGGCCGAGGGCATGGTGTCAGGCGCTGCCGACATCATCATTCCTGGGCGCGTGACGTTTGTCTGCGAATTGAAGCGCCGAGACCCAACGCAAGGGCGCTGGCAGGATGGACAGCGAGAATATCTTGAGGCGGCTGCGAAGGCTGGGGCGTTTGCCTGCGTGGCGCTGGGCTGTGATGCCGCATGGCAGGCGCTGCACGCTTGGATCGCGGCCAGAGACTAGGCCAGCTTGCGGCCATAAAAGGCTTCTAGTTCGGAAAGGCGCTTTTGAATGTCAGAACGGGCGGCCTCATCAAGCCGCCCTTCTTTGTGCAGTTGCAGCATATAGCCTTTGAGTTCTGTCACGCTGATGATCGTGGCGACTTTCTGCGCGTGCGAAGGTTCCTGCCCACCCGCCGAAGCGCGCAGGCAAGCCCATTCGGCTTTTGATCGCTCAACCTTCACCCGTCGCAATCTCGCCGCCGCAGGCCAGATAGCCGCAGCCGTCAACCCAGTTGTCCCCGTGTCCGGGGTTCGACTTGGCGCGGGCCAGCTTCAGCAGCGTCATCATGATGGCGACATCTTCCGGGCCGACGTAGGCGTCGAGGTGCGCCGACCAATATGCGCTGATGAGACCGAAGTTGCTTTCGGCGTCACCGTGCGTGTCGGCCCGGTCCTTGGTGACGTACTGCTTGGCGGTGTCGAGGATCTCGCTGCGGTTCATTTGGCGCTCCATTGGTCTGCTGCAATATCGCCGCCCGTCAGTCGCTCAATTCGTTCTGCGACGTGAGGCTTAGGCGCGCGTTTGCCGTTGATGATCTTGCTGATAACGTCCTTGCTGACGGGGATCAGCGCCCCGAAAGCCCCTGCCTTCATGCCTCTGGCTGTGAGCCAGGCCGCGAGCAGGGCGTGCGTTGGTAAGTTCATTGCGGTCTCCTTTCCGCCCCGAGATATGATGGCGAAAAATATTCGTGTCAAGTGGCGATTTTTCGCTTGCACGGGTCGCTGCATCGTGTAGGGTGTCAATACGAACTAGCAAACAAGGATGACCAAGATGACCTTCCAGACCAAAATCATCGGCGCTGACTTCCAGACCAACTGCGATTGCTGCGGTCGCGCTCTGAAGGTCGGCATCCAGCTTTCCGGCCTTGGCGTTTACGGCGCCGACTGCATCCGCGCTGCAATGCCGGTTGACCGCAAGCGTTACAGCCAGGGCCGCCCCGACGCAGCATGGTTGCGCACGCTGGCCAAGATTGCCGCCCGCGATAACGCAGAACAGATTGCGCGGATGGGTTACACGCAGGCGCTCTTGCTGAACGTCAATGCGGACAAGCTGGAAAAAGCCACCGCATGACCCTCGCCGACCACCTCGACCTGCTGGGGATCATCCCCCGGCAGGCCCCGCCGAAGCCCGCAGCCTACGCGCCGCCACAGTGGAAACCAACTTACCCCGGCGAAGATACGCCGTTTTGATAGGAGACTAAAATGTCAGCCTTGGAAATCATCAACAAACTGAAAAGCGCGCGCGGCGATGCGATGCTATGGATCAATTACGACCGCAAAGAAGCTGCGCTGCATCCCGGCTATCGGCACGAATACGCGGTAAATGTGCCATTTGCCGACGCGATGATGGCGCGCACAGATCCTGCGCTGGACATCATTCAGAAAACTCAGGACGGCGAACTCTTTACAGCCTGACCTTCCGGTGACCAGCCTTGCGGGGCTGGCATCCAGAAGGCCAACATCAACAAGGAGAACCAAAAATGAAAATCACTGAACTGAAGATCGCCCCGAAATCATCATGGTCGGCTGTCGGATCTGACAACCCACTGGTTTGCACAGTCAAGCTGGCCAGCGAAAACGCTGTGGTGGAAACCGTTCTGCATGACGATCAGATCCGACAGGTTCTGATGCTGGTGCAGGGAATCGTCGCCGATGCAGCACAGCGCAATGTCGCCGCGTTTGTGTCGCAGGTCATGGCAATTGAAAGCAAGGAGATCAAATAATGAAATACCGCATTCGTGACGCCATCGCCGACCTGATCGCCTGCATCGCAATCTTCGCCATCGGCTACGGCCTGATGCTGATCGGCTATGCGCTGGGGTTTTAATCATGGCTGTAAAACTGGGATCCATGGACACCCACATCGTGCTGACCGCGCTGTGGGATTACCGCGAGACGCTGACCAACATCCCCGGCGACACGCCAAGCCCGCACATCGACGCGAAGATCGACAGCGTGGATCGCCTGATCGCATCGTTCAAGCAATCGTACTTCGCACTGGACAGACTGGGGATAAAATGATGACCGAAGCAGACAAACTCCGCGACTACATCGCCCAGAAGCAGGGGCAGATTGACCACCTCATCGACAAGTGGGGTGACGGAGTGCGCCCTGCGTGGGTGGGAGAAGAAATAGGTATTTTGATCCATTACCAACGTGACGCAGAAGACCAACTCAAGCAACTGGAAGCAAACAATGCAACAGACCATTCTTCTAACTAACCAACTCGCCACTGGCAGTGCCTTCGCCCTGACGGCGGACAACGAGAACGTGTTCATCCCGTCGAAGGTCATGCTCGAAAAAGGCGTGCGTGTCGGCCAGAAGGTGCAGGCCATCGTCGTGCCTAACATGACCCGGCCAGACCGCACGCCTTGGCTGGCTGTGAGCATCTTGGAAGCCGAGCCTGTATCACGGGATGATACGCTGGCCGCCTTCATCTTGGGCAACCTGCAAGCTGATGGCCGCGCCACAGTCGAGGAGATCGCGGAGGACATGAACATGTCAGACGCCGTCGTGGCAGCCACGCTGGCCGAGATGGTGGCAGATGGCCGCGTGGTGCGGCTGGTGTGTTTTGATTTGCCGGAGGAGGACGAATGATGTTCTGGAACAGAGAACCGAAGACCATGCCCGTGCGTGACGTGCAGTCCGAGGCGGTGGCGGCGATCATTCAGGGGTCGGCTGTGCTGCCCTCGAAGCGGCTGACCAACGCGATCTACACGGCGCTGCTGGACAACCGCGTATCGGTCGAGGAGTTGGACGATCTGGCGAACAAGATCTCGCGCCTCGCTTGGAACAGGGGGCGCAGATGAGTGACTTCTGGGACAACATCCCGCTTCTGGCGGCAATAGCCTGCCTTGCGTTCTTTATCTACGGGCTGGGTCAGGTGATCTTTGCCGACATGGAAAAAAGTCAGGTGCGCTACGAACAGTGCATCGCCGCCGACAAGCAGTGGGTGCAGGAGAGTTGTGTCAGATGACCGGGCTGCATCCAGACTACGGCCTGACCGACCAGCTTCGCGTTGAGGCCATGCGCTCTGCCGCGCGCTTCGGAGTAAAGAAGGCTGCGGCTCTTTATAGCGTGTCGCCAGCCAGCCTGTACAAGTGGCGCAAGGTGCCAGCGTTGATGAAGCAGATGATGGAGGAGGACGAAATGAGCGACGAAGAACTAATCGCACGGCTGCGGGACTGGGAGGAACACGACGAAGGCAAAATCAACGATGCCCGTGAAGCCGCCGCCGACCGCATCGAAGCACTTGCCGAACAACTGGCCGCTGCACAGGGTGACGCCAAGGAGGCCGAGGCTTATGCGGAGGAGTTGGAGGCCAAGGTTAAAAGCCTGACGAAGCATCATGCGAATATGGCAGACCCGCGCTATTGGGAAGGTAGGTATCGGGATGAGAAGAACCTACTGGCGAAGGCGGTGGAGGCGTTGGAAAACGTGATTGGGGAATATGACCTGTTTCGCAAAGATGAATACGAGCGTGGTCTAGCGCCTTTGGACGATGAAATCCACGAAGCCCGCGCCACCCTCGCAGAGATCAAAGGAGAGAGCCATGAAGCCCTGCCCTAAGTGCGGCCAACAGCCTACCGTGACGATCCGCAGTCCTGACGAGTATGAGTTCGTCGGATCGTGCCGCATCCAGTGCTGCGACAACTACGTTTCGGCTGACGGCATGAGCGATGCCATAGAAGCATGGGAGCAAGAGCCGAGGCCGATCTACATAGGGGAGATCATCTCGCTATGACCCGCACCCGGCACGACACATCGCCCCAAGCGCAGGCCATCCGCGCCGCTGGCTTTGTGCGCGTGCCGGGTGGGCTTTGGGCAACGCCCGAGCAACTGGAGTTGATCCTTTACATGCTCCAGCAAAACTTAGACACCATCAACAAGATCAAGGACCGATACGAATGGCACCGCCGAGACGAGTAATCACCCGCGACATGATTCAAGCCGCTAAGGACCAAGGCTGGCATCTCACGCTCACAGCGGACCACTATGGTATGCACAGATCCAGCATCGCCGCCGCCTGTGAGCGTTTCGGGATCGTGCTGCCCATGCACCAGTTCTCGCCGCAGCGGGTCAGCCCGACCAGCAAGGTGTGGGTTGATATCATCGACGGCGAGACAAAGCCCAAGGTCAAGCTGTCGGCCAGCAAGGCGTCCATTGAGCGGGCCTTGGAGAACATCGCGCGGGAAAAGCGGTTGCAGGCCTTGGGCTGAACCGCTAACTTGAATTGCGAGGGGCGCACACAGGCTTTGTGTTGGTCAGGATCAGACTGCGCTACGGCTTATCTCAACCATAGCGCCCCTCGCGATCTCACAAATGAAAATGCCCAGCGCATGGCCGAGCATTCCCAGTTTAGGGTCGATCAGCCGAGCAGCTTGGCCAGCGTCTTCGGACCCGCTACACCATCAGCCGTCAGCCCGTTGGCCGATTGCCACTTCTTCAGCGCAGCCTCTGTGCCAGGGCCGAAATCGCCGTCAGCCGTCAGGCCCAGCTTAGCCTGCATCTTCTTCACATCGTCACCCTTAGATCCACGACGCAGGACGCCGCCAGAGGCCGCAGGAGCCGCGGCAGGGGCCGAAGCTGTGATCTTGCCACCCAAGGCCGCCATCGCCTTGGCATAGCGCGCCTGACGGTCGGCAAGGCCAATGTCACCGCCATTGATCTTCTTGGTGAGCGCAGCTACGTTCCCGGTGTCGGCGATAGCGTTCAGGTTGTTGGTGTTCCAGAACCACAGGGCCGATGCCAGCGCACCCTCCTTGGTCTCGACCCACACGGCGGCCTCTTCTGCCGTCATGTTGTAGTCTTTGGCGAAGCGGGTGTAGTTGTCTCGCCCGGTCAACTGCTTCAGCCCACGGCCACGGAAGCGCCAGCCGTCACCGGGCTGAGTGTTGCCCAGCTTGCTGGTGCGGAACTCATCCATGTAGACATAGTTGGCGATCTTCTCAGGGTTCTTCGCGTACTCTGCCGCGTTGCGCTTGCCGGGGCCAAAGTAGCGCGGGAACACCTTGTTTAGCGTTTCCTCGCGATAGTTCAGGTTCTCGGACATGGCCGTGAAGTCCATGCTTTCGTGGGCGCACTGGCTGATAAAGCCAGCGATGCGCTTGTCGGTGGTGATGTCGTACTTAGGCAGCGCCTTGTTCAGTTCCTCGCACCATTCCTCGACCTCTTTGTTGGTCGGGATCATGGCACGCAGTTGGTCAACGGTCAGCAGGGTCATTTCTTCAAGACCTTCTTAATCTTTCCAACCTGGCCCAAAAGGCCGCCCACGTTGCCAGTGGCGGCGGCCTTGATGGCGTTCTCCACAGGATCAGGCAGATCCACCTTCGACAGCACCGCATCCACGGCCTTCTCCTTAGCCTTGCGGCCAATCATCATTCCGATCATCTTCCCGATCATTCTTGCGGCTCCTGCGGTTCGTCGCGTTTGCGGTTGTTGCCTGCGGCCATCACGCCGCCCAAGGCCCCAGTGATGAAGCTGGCAATGGGCGTCAGAATGGCAAATAGGGCGCGGTCGTTTTCAGAGCTTTCACCCAACGGCTGCGTCACGAAGACCAGCGAATACAGGATGATGAAGATGCTGCCACCAAGGATCAGCGTCAGGGAGACGCCGATGAAATAGCGCAGCTTGGCTTCCAGAAAGTCAGGATTGTTTTTGCTCATGGCGCGGCTCCTCCAGTCAGGTCTTCAGCGCAGTTCTTGGTGCGAAGGCAAACAGGTGGCGTGCATTCTATCGCAGACCAATTTGCTGGGTCTTGGCACGGGTACCGATAAAAGCCGTCGCCGCTGAAATAGAATACCAATGCAATACCAATTGCAAAGGCAGGCCAAACCCAATGCTCCAGCACCATCACCACCTCCCCAGATAAACGCCCCAGAAGTAGAGGCCGATGCCCGCAAGAACGATTGTCACCGCAATGATGCCTGTCCAGAGCGCAGCCTCAATCAGCCCCTCAATAAGTTCGCGGCGGCGGTAGACCTGCTCTCGCTGCTGTTCGCGCACCCTGCGCTCGATGGCCTGAAAATCTAGCCAGGCATCGTTCCCATATGAATAGCTAATGAGCTGCCGCAGCTCCTTGCGTTGCTGTTCGCACTGCTTTTGCGCGGCGAAAATGTCGATGGCGCTTTTCTGCGTGTCGCCACCGAACAGCGTTTTGAACACGCCCGGCGGCTCGTTGGCTTTCTCAGCAGCGTAGGCGATGTCAGAGACAGCCTTGCCCCATTCCGAAAGCTGGGCCGCCATGTCCTGTATCTCGCGGCCAGCGGCGA